ATTGCAGATCGTCAAGCAATTCAGCACGCCGACCATCGACGGCGTAGGAATCAGCAAAGAAGCTGAGACAAGTAAACGCTATCGGCACATGGCAAAGTGTGAATGTTGTGGAAACGTGTGGTTGCCAAGCTATCATACGGATATTGTCATACCAGAGTACAGCGGCGACATCAAAGATATCAACAAAATCACAATTAAAGATGTCAAATGGCAAGACGCACACTGGAAGTGTCCTAGTTGTGGTAAAGACCCACAATTCCACCCGAGAAATCTTCAGTGGGTTGTAGAAAATCCAGAAGATAACTACGAAGCCCATACTTACTACATCACACCAGTCACGGCTTGTCTGGTGCTAAAGCCTGCGTACTTGGTTAGAACAAGTACGGAGTACGCCACAAAGTCTGAATGGGCAAACCAAGTACTTGGAGAAACCAGCGAAGAAAGTAACGAACAGATCACACTGCAAGATGTAGACCTTGCAGAGACAGAGCTAAACATGAACAGCTCTGAAATCCATTACTTTGGCGCTGATATGGGCTTGGTATGCGCTATTTCAATCGGACGGCTATCGCAAGAAGGACAGCTTATTGTTGTGCATCGAGAAATGGTGCCAATCGCCTTGTTTGAAGCAAGACGTAGAGAGCTAATCAGGTTATATCGTTGTATAAACTCAGTCCACGATGTGTACCCCTATACAAGTCAGATCATGCAAATTACAGAAGGCGACTCAAACGCTTACGGTGCTGTGTTCACTACAAGCAAATCGCCGGAGATGTTCACCTTGCAGGAGAAAGTAGAAAATGCTGAAGAAGGTAAGCTTAACCTACGCTTGTTGAAAGTCAACAGAACAGCCGCACTTGATGCTGTGCGAGACATGTTTAAGGAGCGAAATATCGTAATGGCTAAGACTGACAAATCTGCCGCATTTAAGAACCACTACACTTCTTTGAAACGTGTTCAGCAATTCGTAAAAGAGGAGTTGCAATTTTTGTGGGTCAAAAGTGACGGTGATGACCACATGCTTTTTTCGCTGGTGTACCTAATGCTTGCGATCAAGATGCGAGGGCGCATATCTGGATGGACTACAGCGGGTGCTGTGAAGTTGGTTTCGAGTTACAGGTTAAAAAACAGCTAACTTGACGGCACAAATTCTCATGCTATGATGTCGCCAAAGGCGATTACGCCCACAGGACAACCAATGGCGATCAAAGACTTCTTCCAAACTGTTGTAAATAAGCTACGTGTTGCAAAAACACCACAAGTTGACGCTGCCACACTAGCACCACCACCTCTGCCAAAAAGTGGAAAAGCTCCAGTATCGTTACCCGGTTATCGGACACGGCTGGTAGCTTCTTCGAGTGCTATTCAGAAGCCGGTAAGCCAGTCGGCTGCACTTGATCGTGCGGCTGATCTGCGCAACAAGGCGAGCGATTACCTCACCTTGCGTGCGCTGAGCAAGAATAGCCCTGAAATTTCAAGTTCTGTGAGCTTGCAGTTGCGAACAGGGATTCCTGAAAACTACACGCTGATAGGCAGAGACCTTGACGGCCAAGTAGACCCAAACGCTACAGCACTTGCTCATGAGTTGCTGCGCCGCTTGACGTTTTTAGGCGCTGCTGATGGCAGCTTTGGGGCGCAACAAGGCTTGCAAAGCTTGTCGGAAACCTTAGCGATTGATATGCAGTTGACTGGTGCGATGGCTCTGGAAGTTGCCCTTGACAAGATGAAGATTCCGGCAAGTTTTAACCCTGTTGCAGTTAGCACTCTCAGGTTCTACGAGGAAGACAATAGCTTTCGCGTAGTGCAAGTTGTCGGTGGTCAAGAACTTGACTTAGACATTCCAACATTCATCTATGTTGCACTCGACCAAGTGGTTACTGAGGCATATCCTACAAGTCCGCTTATTGCTGCGGTTCAACCAGTCTTGTCAGACCTTGACTTCAATAACGACATCAGACGAGCGTTAAAACGCGCCGTGATTCCGCGCTTGTCTACAACAATTGACAGCGAAGCTTTCAGAAAATCTACACCTCCAGAAATCTTGGCGGATAGCGAGGCTTTTACGAAGTACCAGAACCAGACTATTGCTGCTGTTGAGCAGGTGATTAACGGTCTTGCTCCAGAAGATGCTATTGTCAGTTTTGACTTTGTAAAGCACGCTTACGTTGATGGCGGTCACGATCCATCTACTGTGATTGCCAAAGTGCAAGAAGTGTTGAATGCTAAGTTGGCATCGGGTGCAAAAACCTTGCCAGTCACACTAGGCTTTTCCAGCACAAGCAGCGCCAGCAGCACTGAAAGTTTGCTGTTCTTGAAGCAGGCTGACATCATTCGCAGAAAGCTGAATGAGTGCTACAGCAGAGCCTTGACTATAGCGATCCGTTTGATGGGTGTTGACGGCTATGTTGAGTTTGTTTACGACCAACTTGACCTACGACCTGATAGTGAACTCGAGGCTTTCAAAGCTATGAAGCAGTCAAGGTACTTAGAGTTGTTGTCTCTCGGAATGATTACTGACGAGTACGCTTGCATCAAGTTGACAGGGCACTTACCGCCAACAGGGTACAAGCCCTTGTCCGGCACAATGTTTAAGGTTAACACGGCTGTTAGTGAAAACCCGACAAGCAACACAGCTAATGCTACGGAGAAAAAGTTAACACCGGACACGCCAACACAACCAAAGTCGTAAAGTTGGCAGTTAAGGTAAGACTAGCTGTAAAGTACAATCCCTGAAACCTATAGGTGGACACATGACAGATCGAATAACTTGGGACGCAGTTTTAGGCTCTGAAGCTCCTTTGCGCCTGCGCGACATGGGGGATGGTACATACGCACTCGTGGTCTATAACGCAAACGGAGGCGGCGGTGGTGGCGGTGACAATCACGACCGCGAGTTGGTGGTCACGACCTATCGGGTCAAAACGGCGTTTACGGGCGCGTCTGTCGGCGACACAGTGACTTGCACTCAGGTCATTGACGTTAAGAACACGCCTTCGACCGTGAGCACGATTTGGCGCAACCAGACCACGGCGGCTGATCTTGCGACGGTTCCGGCTGCGGCCAATCTTGAACTGGTCGGGTCGCAGGCATTGACGGATGCTCAGCTTCGGGCATCGGCGGTGGCAGTTTCGGCGACGGCGCTTCCGCTCCCATCTGGCGCGGCAACCGAGACCACGCTCGCGGCGCTCAACACCAAAATCCCGGCTCAGGCCATTGCTGGCCTCCTGCCCGTGGACACGCTTGGCACACCCGACGTCCCCCGTGTGCAGGCCACGTCTGGCACAGCAGCAAACATTGTACTGACTACCACATGCCGCCGTGTCAGCATGTACGCCACGCAGGGAACTTGGTACTCGATCAGCGGCACTGCGACGGCCACAAGCCACTATGTCGGGGCAGGTGAGCGTATTGATTTTGACGTGCCTGCCAGCACCACAATTTCAGTGCTGCAAGAAACAACGGCTGGGTCTATCCGCATCACGGAGCTGGTGTAATGCGGCTTCGCGCAACACGGCTGTTTTCAATTGGCAGCGGCAGGCGGCTTAGCCCTGTGCCCATCCTCGACCAGCTTGGAGTATCGGCTGCTGCCGCCTACAGCTTGCGTCAGGTGCGCTCGGCTGCATCTTTGGCTTGTCGGGTTCGCCGATCTTCGGACAATGCGGAACTTAATATCGGCTTCACCGCCAGCGGTGATCTGAATACCGCTGCCTTGCTGGCGCACGTCGGTTCTGGCAGCGGCTTTGTTACCACTTGGTATGATCAAAGCGGCAATAATCGCAACGCCACGCAGACGACGGCAGGACAGCAGCCGCAGATTGTTAGCAATGGGGCAATCATCACACAGGGCGGGCGTCCTGCAATCAGTTTTGATGGTCTGACCCAGTTCCTCAACTTACCCACTGCTGGTGCGCCGACTCAAAATTCTTCTTTAATCGGAGTTTTTCAAACGACTAATTCGGTGTTCGGGGCCGCTGGCTTTATAAATATAGCGAATGGAGCCGCTGATCCCGAAATAAGAATTGGAGTTGGCACGGGTGGAAGCACGACTACTTACAGAGCCTATTGGAATGGAGCTTATGTGACCATAGACAATCCTGCTGTGAATTTTCAAAACCGCAGTGTTTTTAATGTCTCTTTTGCAGCTTCTGGGGGGGTAACTACCAATACCGTTCTGGTCAATGGCAGCGTGGCTCTTTCGGCATCAAGAGGCGGGACGTGGACAGGCGCAAGCGAATTTACGATTGGACGTTATATCATAGTTAATTCAATGAGAGCGGGTATCGCACAAGAATTGATAATTATCCAATCCGTCCTTTCCACCGCCGACCGCCAACTTATTGAGCGTAACATGGGTGATTATTACGGCATCACCGTTGCATAAAGGAAAATCATGAGAGTACTCCAATTTCTTTGTCCGCTGAACCCGCCAGCAGAGCAACTCAAGCAGCTGATGGTGGACCAGATCAACACGTGGTCGCGCCTGCAGTGGCTTGCGAATGACCCCGAATACATCACGCAACCCTTTGACCTGAGCGTGTGGCGCGAACACATGACTACCGAGGGGCTGTGGTGGCTGGACTACGACAGCACCTACGCGCAAATCGGGGACGATGGTCGCAAGATCGCCACCCAATTACTGGAGCCCGGGCCTTTGACGGGGATTTTGCTTTTGGCTCCGCTGGTGGCAACCATGCCCGACCTCAAGCTGCAAATGATCGAAGTGGCTGACCTGGTTGCCGCTGGGTATTTGCCAGAGCCTGAAGTGCTGGGGGCGTGATGCGTGCATGCATGGCCAACACCACCCGCCCGGCGCTGGCCGCCACCAGCCGCGCCCCCAGCCCCAACACCACGCGGCCCCGCCGCTGAAACCCAGAGACACACACCATGCCCGTCCGCATCATCGCCCCCGCCGCCGGCGCGGTGCAGCCCGTCACTCTGGCCGAAGCCCGCGCCCAAACCCGTGCGGACTGCAACGACGAAGATGGGCTGCTTGGCCTGCTGATCAGCGTGGCTACCCAAGCCGCGACAGACCGCCTGCAGCGCGCCCTGGTGCCCACCCGGTACCGCCTCACGCTCGACAGCTTTCCGGATGCGATTGAGCTGCTGATGCCGCCTATCATCAGCGTGGAGTCGGTCAAGTACATCGACATCAGCGGCGAGCAACAAACGCTGGCCCCGCAAGACACCTTTTTGGACAAGGTGAGCGAGCCCGGCCAACTGGTGCCCGCCGCCGGCCGCACCTGGCCCGCCACGCAAGACCGCATCAACGCCGTGGAGGTGGAATACACCGCCGGCTATCCCGCCAGCGCCATCCCCCTGCCCATCAAGCAATGGATCTTGCTGGCCATTGGCGACATGTACGCCAACCGCGAGCGCAGCGCCGACAAGCCCGCCGTGCCGCAAGACTTCGCCGAAGGCCTGCTCGACACCTACAAAATCTGGAGCGTGTAAATGCGTGCCAGCTCGCTCACCAGCCGCATCACCATCACCGGCCCCACCACCACGAAAGACGCCCTTGGCCAACCCACCGCCACTTGGGCCACCATCATGACCGTGTGGGGCGACGCCCGGTTCAAAACCGGCCTGCAGGGCGTGAACGCCGATCGCATCGACAGCCGTGGCCGCGTGTCCATCCGCATCCGCCAAACCAGCTGCAGCCGCACCATCAAGCCCGGCATGCGCGTGACCATCGCGCCCGATGACACGGTGTACGAAATCAAAGACACCCCGCGCCAAGGGCGTGACGCGATTGATTTGGTGTGTGAGGCCCTATGACCCTCAAAGTCCACTTCGACACCCGCGCCCTGGCCGAACAAGTGCAAGCCCTGCGCGAAGACGTGCAAGCCGCCACCCGGCCAGCCGCGCAGGCGGGTGCGCAGCTGCTTTATGAGGCTGTGAAAGCCAACGTGGCCGCGCTGGGCCGCAAGACGGGCAACCTGCAGCGGGCCATTTACCAGGCCTACAGCAAAGATCAATCGCAAAACGGGCAGCAGGCCTACCACGTCAGTTGGGACTACAAAAAAGCCCCGCATGGCCGATTGGTGGAGTACGGCTACATGCAGCGCTATCGGGTGGTGCTAGACCGGCGAACGGGCAAGTGGATCACCATCAAAACGCAGCGCTTGGCCACACCGGTGCAAGTGCCGCCCAAAGCATTTTTGCGCCGCGCCGCTGCCCAAATGCCCGCCGCCCTGCAAGCCGCCGAAACCGAATTCATGCGCCGCCTCAAGGTCTTCAAATGAGCACCCTCACCCTCGAAACCCTGCTGGCCGACGCACTCAAAACCCTGTGCGAGCGCACCTACCCCGACGTGGCCCCCGATGGCACGCTCACCCCCTATGTGGTGTGGCACGAGCTGGGTGGCCAGTCGGTGCAATACGTCGATGGGGCCTTGGCCAACCGCCGTAACGCACTGGTGCAAGTCAACGTGTGGCACGAATCCCGCGCTGTGGCCAACCAACTGAGCCTCGACATCGAAGCCGCCCTGGTGGCCCACGCCACCCTGCGAGCTGAGGCGCAAGGCGGCCTGCAGTCAGCGTATGACGAAGACGCGCATTTGCGCGGATCGATGCAAGATTTTTCAGTGTGGGCCGACCGATAGGCCTGAACAAACCACCCGAGCCGCAAGGCTCACCCCATGAGCCCCGATGAGCAATCACCGGGGCTTTTTTCTTGCCGGCGCTGTGCCGGTTTTTTTCTTTGAAAGGAGCCATCACATGGCACGCACCCCCAACGGCACCATCGCATCCATTGCGACTGCCTTCGCAGCTGGCTTGGCATTTTCTGCCGCCAGCAACGCCACCGAAACCGTCCTCACGGTCACGGCGGGCACCCTGGTCGCTGGCGACCTGGTCGAGGTCACCAGCACCTGGTCCAAGATCAGCAACCGCATCTGGCGCGTTAAAGTGGCCACCGCCACCGCCATCACGCTCGAAGACTGCGACACCAGCAACACCACGCTGTACCCAGCGGGCGGCGGCACCGGCACGCTGCGCAAGGTCACCACCTGGATGCCCATGAGCCAAAA